TGACGCACAGAATGAAGAGATTTTATTTCAACGCGCTGATAGCTACGCCACAAAAATTGTTAATGATCGTCCAACTACGATCACGCCTGCTCATCGAGGGTTTACAGTCGGACGTTTTCTTTCTACTGAGATTCGTTATCAGTGCAGTTGCTCAGATTTCTTGCGTCGCGAGAGATTTAACCTCTACAAAGAGGCAACGAGACGTCAATTTCCCTCAACAACTATCACAAATGTAAAGCCTGGTCAGAGACAGGACCGTGATGGGAATGTAATTAATACGAGAGACGATGTTGGTGTCTACAGTGACTTCGGTTATGTAGCCGTGAATAACTTCTACAACCTACCTACATACGAAGACAGTACTGAATTCTCATATCCGAATCTTTTGTACTATCAGGCACGTTGGTGCAAGCACATTTACGCCGCGATGTGGTCAGTAGTGCATGATGAAGGTAATAATCCAATTGATATCACAGCCAGTTATACCCAGAATGGCCCAGTTATCACCGTATCGGCTGTAAATCACGGGCTGACTGTGAATACACGTGTCCGGTTTGAAATAACCAGCGGTAACGTACTTGACGGTGAGTACACAGTGTCATCTGTACCTGATGCAAACACCTTTACTGTCATTTATCCTTTCTCGCAGACTGCAATTCTTGGCTATTGCGTAGTCAGAAGCTTGAAAAAGCACGAATATGTAGGCGCTTGGCTACGCGAGCCTAGTGATCAGCCCCTGGGTATTGCTTTAGAGCGTTTCTATGACAACCTAGAGAAAGAAAATAGCCGTGTAAGAGAATCAGCGGAGCGTTTATCGACATACGGCTATGGTTTGCCGTGGAGTGGTGCCAAAGAGGTGATCGGAAACCGAAATCAGCCCGAAATCGTCGGTAATTTTAATGACAACATTGTAAGCATGCTTGTTACGGACAGTATTAGGCGAGATCAGGGAGACAAAGTCAATAGAGATGGTGTAACAAAGAATTCCACCACTAATTTGCTTCTTATGATGCAAAAAGTCTTCAATATTGACGTCGACCTGGTGCAAGATACCAAAATGGGCATGCTAGACCAGCCCTTGACTGAATATACGGCCGACTTTCAGTTTGGTGAAGTCGATGGAGGTCGTTATATCAGCGCTGAATTGGTTGACGAGGGCACTCAGAGTACACTGGACTGTAAAACGTACAACCCAGTAGTCGAGCAAGTCATTTTTGTTGATTCTGGTCTTTACATCAATACTTAGTCATGTCAATTCAGATTCTTAGCCGTCGCTCTAGCGTTTTGCATGATCGTCCTAATCCCTTGCGGATTGGCGCTGGTGAACTGTGCGTTAACACTAATCCGAATGATCCAGGCCTATATTTTGCCGACAGCACTGCTTCACCTTCAACAGGCTTGATAAAAGCTGGCCCCACTTTCGTCGGATCGACTGCCCCGAACACACCTGCCGCTGGTTTTGCGACATCCAGTAAAGGGGAGTCTTGGTTAGACACTGCGAGCACTCATATTTTAAAAATACATGACGGGACGAATTTCCAGACTGTGAAGGCAGTCGCTTCAAACAGTGCAGGAAAACCAAGCAATCCTGTTGATGGACAGCTTCATTACGACAAAACTGCTAACGATTTATTTATGTATGACGCTACCGGTGCAAACTGGATAGCAGTTTAGTGGCTTATTAAATGATCTAAGATCCTGTCTAGTTTTGAATGCACTGATTCCATCTCTCTTAGGAAGTCTTCTTTCAAGACGTAATTATCAGTGACTCGATCCTGAAGATCATCAAAATCATCTTCAAGGCGTTCAAAACGACGTTCCAATTTAGTATTAAAGGAGCTTAGAGCGCGTGACAAACCAGTGAAGGCGCCGATACCGCCCGTTATTACAGCAGTAATCATCTCAGGCGTCACGTTGCCTACAAATCTATCTTTCTATTCTAAGGGATTTAACAAATTAGAATGATGATACGAGTTTAAAACTATATGGCAACGGGATACGAGCCCAATATTGAGGGTGCTTTAACAGTACTCGTTGATCTAATGAATGCAAACGCATTCACAATGACTCGTCAGCCTTATGAGCCTAATTATAGAGGCCTGGTTGATGCTCTAATTGACCTTAAAGAAGGTTTTCCTGTCTTTTCTCCTGAGCGGGTTGGCTTCGACGTTACAACTTTCGAAAATGTCGGTGATGGAGACGCGCTATATCTAAGAGCTAGCGATGGTAAAGCAGGTAAAGCAGTCGCCAACGGCACCCAAGATCAGGCTACGGTGGTGGGTTTTGCTGATACCGCTGCTTCGTCGGGTGATACTGTTAAATGCCTTGTTGCAGGTGTTCTTGACTATCCTTCTGCAATTGACCCTGGTGATATCCATTTCCTCGACACAACCGCTGGTGCTATCACCACAACTGCCCCATCAGGTTCTGGTCAATATGTAGTGCGCGTAGGAGAAGGTGCTACGACCAGCGAATTTAGCATTCAGATTGAACCACCCATATTACTTGTGTAATGAGTACTAATTACGAGCCATATTCGCCGAATACTCAGAGCTTGACAGAGGTTTTAGTTGATCTCAAGTCGACCCTATCCGGAAGAACGGTCTACTCAGTAGCTGGATTTGGAGCAATTGCATTTGAGAATGTTTCTCAAGGAGATGCAGTTTATGCGCGATCAAGTGATGGTCGGGTAGGAAAAGCGTCTAATAATGCAACACTTGATGAAGCAACTTGTGTTGGTTTTGTTCAGACTTCTAAATTAGCGGGTGAAGAGGTACGTGTTTTAATTGTCGGCATACTTGCAAAGAATGGTCTTGATGCCGGAGATACGCATTATTTAGGTGTGAATGGGGGTTTAGTCTCAACACCGCCTACTGGACCAAATAAATACTTGGTTCGCCTTGGTGAAGGTATAAGCACCACCAACCTCGCAATTCATATTGAGCCTCCTATCCTCTTAACTTAAGTACGTGCGATAGGATGGTTCAATAGACAGTTTAATTACCCAAAGTTTTTAAACTGAAAGGGAATTACAAATGGCAACAAGAAAGTCACTTATTCTCAATGCTGGTCTTTTAGAGGAGCTTAACTCTTCTGCGGATAAACTTGACCTGGCAGGAAATAGTACGTCTGATTTATCAGAGGGTACAAATCAGTATTTCACCAACGCCCGATCTCGGGGAGCCGTAAGTGTTACAGACTCTGGTGGATTAGGTTCACTTGCCTATAACTCTACCTCTGGAGTAATAACTTACACTGGACCAAGCAGCACGGATGTTCGGGGTGAAATCTCTGTAGCATCTGGATCAGGTCTTACCTACGACAGTAGTACAGGAGAAATCGGTACAAGTGCGATACCGAACTCACAGCTCGCTAATTCCAGTCTAACGATTGGCTCGACCGCAGTGGCTTTAGGCGCGACTGCGGCGACCATCGCAGGTTTGACGAGTCTGACATCTGCCACTGTAATTGCGAGCACCACTCTCAATATCGGTACTGATGGTGCTGCAAACAGCATAAAGATTGCCTCTGGTGGGATTACTTATGAAGGCTCAGGTGTAGACGCACATGAGACAACGGTTTCAGTAGTAAATCCGACTGCTGACCGCTCCATTAATTTTCCTGATGCTAGTGGCACTGTTGCTCTCTTAGGTTCTTTAAGTGCAGCAAACAGCGGGACCGGGTTTGGTTCTCTCTCTTACAATTCCGGAACCGGAGCATATACTTTTTCTGTTGTAACAGCAGCCAATATTAGAGCGCAAGTATCAGTTACTGATGCTGGCGGAGATGGTTCCCTGGCTTACAACAACTCAACAGGTGTACTTACATACACCGGACCAAGTGCTGCTGAAGCCCGTGCTCATCTAAGTGTAGCGTCGGGCTCTGGATTGACTTACAACAGCGGCACGGGAGAGTTTGGTACCAATGCAATTCCAAACGCACAACTCGCTAATAGCTCGATTACTATCGGCACAACAGGGATCGCGCTTGGTTCTAGTGCTACAACTCTTGCTGGTCTGACTTCTTTCACCTGCAATGCAATCATCACTAATGATGACGGGTTTAGGGTCCGCGATAATAGTGATAACACTAAGCAGCTGGCATTCGAGTTGTCTGGCGTAAGTACAGGTACGACTCGTACATTGACTGTTCCTAATGTCAACGGGACAATCGCAGACGAAGGATTTGCTACAGCAATTGCAGTTGCATTAGGATAACGTTATGGCAACCCAAGTACAATTCCGCAGAGGGACTTCCGCCCAGCACCAAACTTTCAAGGGTGCTCTTGGTGAAGTCACCGTTGACACTACAAAAAGCTCCTGCGTTGTTCATGACGCAGTCACTAATGGCGGATTTCCTTTGTTGAGGGAAGATGCGAGCAACTCAGCCTTATCACTCGGATCATTAACAAGTTGCGCTCTTAAGTTTGCAAATGATGCGAATACAGGGATTATGAGCCCTGGCGCGGACCAGATTAGTTTAGTTACCGGAGGAGTTGCTAGACTTACAATAGACTCAGCAGGCGCTGTAACCATTCCAGGCAACGTTTCTATCACAGGTGATCTAAACGTATCTGGAGCTCAGAACTCTAACATTGCATTAATTATAGCTCTAGGCTGATATGGCAAACACTTTCAAAATCAACACGAAATCCAGCCTTGTCACAGATGCTGTTACGAGCGCTAACACCAATATCCTGACAGCAGGAGGTAGTGCCACTCTTGTTATCTTGAGTGTCCTTGTTTCCAACAAAAGTGCATCCGCAGCTGATGTCGATGTCTATTTAGTAACAGATACAGGGGACGATGTTTATATTATTCGCAATGCCCCCGTACCCTCAGGGTCATCTCTTGAATTGATTTCAGGATCTAAGATCATCCTGGAGTCAAGCGATGTTTTACGAGCACGGTCAGATACTGCCACTACATTAGATATCTCTGTTAGCTACCTTGAGCAGACTTGATAAAGCATGGCACTTACGTCGATTGCAACGATCTCTAATTATCATGAATTAGAGGCTAAGATAGCTGATCTTGAAGCGAAAGTAGAGAAGTTATTGACTCCCGAAAGGGTTCTGGAAAAAGCTGATGAAACTTGGGATATTGTTCGTGAGAAGCGTGATTACTTATTGACCAGCACTGACTGGACCATGACACCAGGTGCTTCTGTCGATCAAGCTCAATGGGCAGCATATAGACAGTCTTTGAGAGATCTTCCGCAGACATATAGCTCCGCTAGATTAGAAGATATTACATGGCCCGTCCAGCCTAGTTCTACACCTGCTTGATAAAAAATGTCTTATATCGGTAATGACCTTAAAGTAGCCTTCAATAGCTACCGAATTATTGATGATATTAGCTCTGGATTTGACGGTAGCCAGACAACTTTTGCGCTGACGATCGGTTCCACGTCCCCCACTCCGTTTCCATCAAACCCACAGCAGTTACTGATATCAGTAAATGGTGTTGTCCAAGAGCCAGATCCGAGCGGCTCCGCAGGCTTCACTCTTTCTGGATCAAACATTGTATTTAGCTCTGCACCATCAAACGGGCATGCGTTCTTCGGTGTAATGCTTGCTGGTGCAGATTATGTGACTGCAGGGGATCAGTTCCCCGATGGAAGCAATTCTGGTCCTTCGATTACATTCAGTAACGACACAGATACCGGTTTTTATAGGGCTTCATCTGGTGTTGTTGGACTTGCTGAAAACGGTGTCGCCAGGACGCTCCAAACTCTCGAAGCAAATCAAACTATTACCGGAGTTAAAACTTATAATGCCGCTGCAATTGCAGAAGTAACTACCTTGAGTAACACTTCTGCAACAATCGCTGTTGACCTGTCATTGAGCAATAATTTTACAGTAACATTGAATGAGACGACTACAACTGTAGGTGCTCCTACTAATGCTGTTGCTGGTCAAAGCGGATCTATTTTTATCGTTCAAGATGGTACGGGGAGCAGGACTTTGGCCTGGAATAATAACTGGAAATTTTCAGGTTCAACGGTGCCCACGTTATCGACAGATGCAAATGCCGTTGATCGTGTAGATTACATTTGTCGGTCGTCGACAGAAATTCAGGCAGTTTGGACTGGTGATTACAAGAG